AGAAGATCGATGACGGCGTGCCGCGACTTGGGAAGGATCCGCATGACTGTTTTCACAGCACACACGGTTGTCCACGCCGAGTCCGGCCCGGTGTTTTTCGGCCCCGGTGACGAGCTGCCTGAATGGGCGGTCGGCAGGGTCGGGGATCATGTCCTCTCAGACCCCGCGGAACCGGGTGACAAACCGGACGGGGAGCCTGACGACGAACCGGACACTGAGGGCGGCGACGAGCCGGAAGACCCCGCGGAACCGGGCGACAAGCCGGATGTGCCGGACTTCACGAAGCCCGCACCGCGCCGCCGCCGAAAGTAGGTGACCGATGGCCGCCTATGCGAAACTTGCGGACCTGCGGAAGCACTGGCCTGGGCTGCCGGAGGACCGGGAAGACGAGGCGGAGCAGAAGCTGGACGAAGCGTCCATCGAAGTCCGCGCACTCTACCCCGACGTTGACGCCCGCCTGGCCGCTGGGACGCTTGACCCTGACGTGCCGCGCCTCGTCGTGTGCCGCATGGTCAAACGCGCCATGGACACCAGCCGGGGTGAACTCGCCGGGGTCGGGAATATCCAGGAATCGGCGGGACCATTCGCCCGCACTATGACGTTCACCAACCCTGACGGGAACCTTTACCTGTCCAAGGCCGACAAGCGCCTGCTGGCCGCTGGGCGTCCCGCACGCAAGGCGTGGACCATCCACCCGGGCGGTACCCCGTGAGCGTGTTCCCTAAGCGGTTCACAGTCTGGCTGCGGAAGCGGGTCGAGGATGCGGAGGACGCGCACGGCAACCCGGTGAAGACGTGGGCTGACCCTGTAGACCGTGACGTGTACGGGTGGGGCCCGGCCGGGTTCGCGGGCGTGGATAACATCCTGCGCGAGCAAGTGGACTGGGAGCTGGACCTTTACGCGGACGCGATTGACGCCGTGAATAACGACAAGATCGTTGTCAATGGGACCGAGTTCTTTGTTCGCGGGTACCCGCAGGATTTCAATCATGGCCCGTTCGGTTTCCGTCCGGGCGTGAGGGTGAAACTCGCGAGGACGGAGGGCTGATGGCTAAGCCTAAGGTTGTCCTGAATATGGGTGGGATCAACGCCGTTTTGCGTGAGGCCCAGCCCGTGGTTGATGCTGCCGCCGAAAGGATGCAGGGTGCCGCCGGCCCCGACTATGAGGTGGTGTCAAAGCCGCACCGGTGGACAGCGCGTGCTTTCGTGCAGACGGCCACGGCGAAGGGCGCACGGGATAACGCGAAGCACAACACACTGGCCCGCGCCCTTGGGGGGCAGGTCCGTGGTTGAGGTCCTGGCCGCCCCGGACATTGAGGGCATGGTCGTCCAGTTTTTGAACGCCCAGTACGCGCTCCGAGGGGATACGGCGAGGGCCGCCACAGAGTACCATGAGCGGCCCCGCACCGTCCGTGTGGGGCGTGTCGGTGGTGCCCGCAAGAATGTTGCCGTGGACGCGCCCATGGTCCTTGTGGAATGTTGGGCTGATGACGGTGTGGAGGCGTCCGGGCTGGGTTTGCTGACCCGCGCCCTGGTGTGGTCGATGCCGCGACACAAGTTCGCGACGGCCACGATTTACCGGGTGTATGAGACCGGGGGCCTGCAATCTTTTCCTGACCCGTCCACCGCCCAGCCCCGGTACCAGTTTATTGCCACCATCGAATGCCGTATTAAACCGATCTAACTGAATATGTAACACAAAAGCCTGCCGCCAAACCTTGAAGGGACACCACTGGTGTCCCTTTCTTTTATGGAAGGGCGAGCGGGCTTATGTCTCTCAACCAGGAAAATGTTCGCGTCGCGGTCACCGGCGCAGTGTACGCAGGCACCAGCTCGGCTGTCCTGCCGACCAGCGCCGACGAGAGCCCGTCAGGTTTCACCGACCTCGGCTACGTGGGTGAGGACGGGGTCACTGAGACCCGCGACCGGTCCACCGACACGCTGAAGGCGTGGCAGAACGCGGCCGTGGTCCGCACCCTCGTAACGGAGGGCACGATCACGTACCAGTGCGTGCTGCTGGAAACGAAGCGCGAAACCATCGAAGAATACTACTTCGCGCCTGTCGCATCCGACGGGTCCGTGGTGATCGATCCGACCACGGAGGCTCCCCGCAAGCCGTACGTGATCGACGTTATCGATGGCGACGATTTCATCCGGGCTGTGATCGGGTCCGGTGCGGTCACTGACATCGGTGATCAGGTGTACGCGTCCGGTGAGGCTATCGGGTACGACGTGACGATCACCGCCTACCAGGGCACCTACGGGGAGACCGGTTCCGAGTGGACTGGTTCCGTGAAGAAGTTCTACAGCTCCCTCGCTGACCCCGAAGTGTAGCCCCCACTGATTCCGTGGGGCCGGTTTCCATGGCAGGCGCCGGCCCCACGGTCACACACAACAGCCTGCCCCCCTATTGGAGGAACACGAGTGCCTGCCCCAAAGAAACCCCAAGACCATAAGGTGTCCCGCGCTGAGGCGGAGGCAGCCCGCGCACCGTTCACGTTCGAGGTGGACGGCGAAACGTACGAGCTGCCTCCGTTCGATATGGATCGGATGCCGGCCGGGTTCTTCCGGAAGAACCGCAAGGACGAGGCCGAACTCATGTACGGGCCCATTGAGGCTCACGCCGACGAAGCGACCATGGATGCGTTCGACCACCTCCCGAACGGTGAGCAGGGCCGTGTGATCCGGGAGTGGATGCAGGCGGCTGGTGAGTCCCTCCCGGAATCCTGACGCTCCTTGACCTCTTCGAGGAGCACCCGGACGAATTTGAGTACGAGTGGCGAGCCCGTTTCGGTGTCCCGTTCACGGATGTTCTGCGGGGGCGCATGTCGTGGCGTGAGGCGTGCGCCCTCACCCGTGTACTGTCCCGCGACCCTTCCTCGTGGTTGTGCGCAGCGGCGCAGGGGTGGGAGTACCCGCTGACCCGTGAGGGCCTGGCGTTGGCGGATTTGTACGACCTGCAGCATCGGACGAAGGCGAAGAATCCGCGCAGCGTCAAACCGTACCCAAGGCCGTTCTCCGACAAGGAGAAGAAGCGGTATGGGCGGGCGACCCGGCCACAGCATGTCATCCGGGCCGAACTCGCGAAACGCGGCCTGAAAGCAGTGCGCCCCCCGACCAGTGACAGGCCGAGGGACGCACGCGGAAGATTCATCAAGAAGACGGGTCAGCCTTCGCTTTCGGGCATCGCAATATAGGTGTCGAAGGTGGCGGACTTGACGGCACCAAATGCGACGACCCCACTCATTGCGTTCTCGTAAGAGGATTGCAGCTCGGTCATCTTGCCGTCGTCAAACACTTTCTTGCATTGTTTCGCGGTATCCCTGAGCGCCAATTCCCCGGTCTTGAAGAAGTCCCGGACATCCGCGCCGAGATCCTCGGGCGGCAGCCCGACTGACGAGATCCCCTGGTTACTGGACCATGCGGACGCAACATAAGGCTGAAGGTCCGCGCAGGCACCCAGTGCCGTCATTGCGTCATCGTCTTCAATCGCTGCCGCGTACGCGGTCAAGCCGTCCAAGTAGCGGGAAACGAAGGCCCCGTTGTCGTCGAACCACCACGCGTTCGTCAACGCCTTCAGATCCGGAGCCGGTTCGGCGGCGGGCTCAGGGGCTGTTTCTGCGGGTGCCTGGGATTCTTCCGCGGCCTGCTCGGCCGGTGTGGTTGTTTCCGTGTTTTCGGCGGGTGCCGCATCGTCCTGCTTATCGCCGCCGCCGCAGGACGCGAACGCCCAAATAACCACGACGACGGCGATGACGATCAGCCAGATTTTCTTGCCACCCTTTTTCGCCTTGCCGGGCTTCGGCTGTGAGACCTGAGTCATTTCCCTTATTCCCTCTTCCCCCAGTTGGTGTGCGAGTTGTGCCGCCAAGTCTAGTGGGCCCCTCAGACGGCCTTGGAGGTGTTACCGACTATGGCGGGTAACGAAATCGCCAGCGCCTATGTGACCGTCATCGCGAAAATGCCTGGGGTCAAGCGCGACATCGAAGGGGAGCTTGGGGATGCCGGCGCTTCCGGGGGCCAGAAGGCGGGGTCGTCGTTCGCGTCCCGGTTTATGAAGGTCGCCAAGGTGGGCTTGGTCGCGGCTGGTGGCCTCGCGGCCCTCATCGGGGGCCTTGCCATCAAGGGTGGCATCAGCCGTGTCCTGAATATTGAGGATGCGGAAGCGAAGCTCAGTGGCTTGGGTCATAGTACGGAAGCTGTCCAGGCCATCATGGACAACGCCCTCGCTTCGGTGAAGGGGACCGCTTTCGGGCTCGACCAGGCGGCAGGGCTTGCCGGGACGATGGTCGCGGCGGGCATCAAGCCGGGGGAAGAGCTTGAGTCGGTCCTGAAGCGAGTGGCCGACTCAGCGACCATCGCCGGTACAGACCTCGGGAGCATGGGACTCATCTGGGGCAAGGTCGCGGCGAAAAACAAGGTTGACGGAGAAATAGTCAACCAAATGCTCACACAACAGATCCCCATTTTGGATTACCTGGGCGAGTACTACGGCAAGACCGCTGACGAAGTTTCCAAGATGGTCTCCAAGGGCGAGGTTGATTTCGAGGCGTTCTCTAACGCCATGAATGAGCATGTCGCCGGGGCAGCCTTGAAGTCTGGCGAAACGACGCGTGGCGCGCTCGCTAACATGTTTGCCGCGTTTTCGCGTGGCGGTGCCGAGGCCTTCAAGAAGTTCCTCCCCCATATGAAGGACGCGATAGCTGGAATCACTGACTTCGCGGATCGGGTCACCCAAAAGATCGGCCCAGCCATGGATTCTTTCATGGAATGGCTCGGCAAAGCACTTGACGCGGGCAAGAAGTTTTGGAACGAGTTCCTGGCCCCGATACTGCCTGATTTTGACGATCTGAAAACCATTGCGGGTGACGTTGCTTCCACGTTGAAGGGTGCGCTGTCGGGGGCTTTCGAAACCGCTGGTGAGGTGATTTGGAATACCGCGTCGGCTATCCGTGACACGGTGACCTGGTTCAAGGAGCACAAGGGTGTCGCGGTTACTCTTGCGTCGGTGATTGGTGCCGTCTTGCTGCCGGCCATGGTCCGCCTTGGGATCACCGCCCTTGTGACCGGGGCTAAGAATGTTGCGGCGTGGGCCATGTCCTCCACTGCGGGGATCCGTGCCGCAGCAGTGTATGTAGCCCAGTCTTGGGCCATCGTCTGGTCATGGGTTCGCATGGGGGCGGCTGCTGCCGCGTCCGGGGCTGAGACGGTCGCGATCTGGGCCCTTTATAAGATTGAGGCGATCAAGGGTGCCGCCGTGTACATGACGCAGCAGGCAAGGGTTGCTGTGGCGTGGGCGCTCATGTCCGCTGCGGCTGTCGGCTCCGGCACCAAGACCGCGGCCGTGTGGACGGGCCAGATCGTCGCCCAGGCTGTGAAGGGTGCCGTGTCGTTCGGGGTGCAGGTTGCACGCGTGGTGGCCGGCTGGGTGCTGATGGGTGTCCAGTCGTTGGCGCAGGCCGCGAGGATGGCGGCCGCGTGGGTGATCGCCATGGGCCCTGTCGGGTGGGTGATCGCCGCCGTGGTCGGCCTTGTTGCCCTGATTG